TTGTCGAAAGGCATTTCCATGATACCGTCAAAATCGGTATCGTCAAACACGCGTTCGTTGGTACCCGGAACATAGGCATATTCGATTAGAACGTTAACAACCGAATTCTGCCGATCGGTACGTTCCATGTTTCGCAGGATAGACTTTAGATTGGGCTGACGAATCTCAATCTCTACCCCGTTAAACATAACCACCTTAGATCGTGGCTTGGCCGAAAAAACCTTGGCCCGAATATCGTCACGAACGCTCATGATATGACCTCCTAGAATAACCTTGACAACGGAAGAAAGCCACCCCCAAGATGAGGGTGGGGTAAAGCAGCCATTAATTAGCCATATGGCTAACATGGTACGTGAGTGATTACACCACAGCGACGAGTTCGTCCGAACCCTGCAGGGTGATCTGGAAGGTGTTCATGGAATCCATAGCACCCGACAGAGTTACGTTGGTGATAACGCCCTCACCCTTAAAGCCGACAGCGCCATCAGGGAGGTATTTACCCCAAATGAGGGCTTTGGTTTCCCATCCGGTTAAAGCCGTCTTAATAGCTGCCGGAATCGGAGACGATACACCATGAACCCATTTAAACGGAACTTCGGCTTCCAGCGTATCCAGGTAGGGTACGTTCAGAACGAAGTTGAGGTTTTCCTCTTCCAGAGCACCAACGTTACCCGACTGACGATCGGTCAGCAGCTTGAAGAAGCCCCGAGCAACCGAATAGCCCTGACCATCGGGATTGACCTCGATGATGATCTCATCCCGGTCAATGAGAACCTGCTGGAAGTCTGCAACCGCCTGATATACGGTGGGGACCTCAAGACTGACCGTCTTAAGACCATAATCATGCGTACGATGCCCGTTGTTTGCAGCCGCAGTAGAGATACAGCTGGTATCAATAGCATCGGCAGTTTGCGTGAGCGTATAACCCGTAGCACAGCCCAGATCAGAAGTCGGAAGGTAATTACCGCTAACCGTGATGGGTCCCGTGGGCGTATAGCTCGATACGAACGTTACACGACCGAAGAGGTAATCAACACTTTCGATGTCGGCCTCATCAACGGCGACCGCGTTATCCTCAAACGACAAGGCAACAGCGCGATCCCAGATTTGTTTGGCAGCAGCGCTGATCTGGTACGTCTTACCAGACACTAACGTCATCGCCTCATCGGTCATAGCCGTCGAAGTACCTGGCTTCTTCAGCGTGACCATGTAACCAGGATAGTTCTTATAGACGGCATTACCGTTTAATTGCCATCCAATAAGACCCGTCTGACCCGAACGAAAATCCTGACCGAAAATGGTATCGTCGAGGTTAGCACCTTCACGCGACAACTCTCCCTGACTTCCCGGAAGAACGTTATAGGTGACGTCGTCAGCAGACAGCGAAATAACTTTTGCACCCATTGAAACTCTCCTAACCTATCTCAGCAATTAAGAAATGTCCGTCCGATGTGTACCGGAGGCGGGTTGAACGATTAAGGAAAAATTCGCAGTAAACACAGGACGTTTATTTTCGTCGAAGCCGACAAAAGCCACATCTCCGAGTTGCGTAACTCCCTGCCACCAATCAACTGCAGCTACGCTAGGAACACCAGAAGGGCGACCCAGCAACGCATCCACAATCGACTGCATTTTTATGAATGCGGCTGCGTATCCTCCTTTAGCTCCGCGTACTTGTATGTGCACTGAAGGAAAATTAAGCCTGAGGTGGGGAAAAGGGCTTCGTCCTCCCGCCATATTGATTAGAATAGCCGTGTCAGGATTATCTGGCCAACCACCGATGTTAATAGACCAGCCTGTAGTATTGCCAAAAACACCAATACCTCCAGCTACTAATAAGTCCTTAACCCCGATTGACGGATCAGTTAACGCCATCTGTTATTCCAGCCTTAACAAAGTGCGGTAATGATTTGCAAAGACTTCTCGCATGTCGTCCAGTGTCTCCTGCATGGCTGTTTGCAGGTATTTCGATCTGGTAGGAGGTTCGTGCCAATATTCCGTTTTTTCATGCACAAGGGCAGCATAATTTACTGCTCCTCCACCAAATGCAATCTCTACTCGAGGGTTCTGGTGCGTCCTGGTTACTCTGAGTCGTCCGGAGTTAACCAACTCCCCAGTATCTACAGGCGTATATACTTGAGCTAAATCGAGGGTCGGCTGAAGAACCTGCTTCAGAACGTCGGGAGCAATACCCGTCATCGTTTGGATTAGGGCGGCAAAATTCTTATTGACTGCTGCCATCGATTTTTGCGTTCTTTGCGCATAAAACCGATTATAAGATGCGGTAAGACTATCCCCGCGACTCGCAACAATCTTGCCTAAAAATGCTGGAGTTGTTCCGGCCATTAGATAACCGCCTTACGAATGCGCACCAAGTTGCGAAGATCCGGGATAGATGAAAAATCCCGAACAGGAAACGCTATTTGGGGTAAAGTCGTGGGATTAGCCGTACCAGTATAATCGCCTAAAGCAACCCAGTCATCTACGTTGATATCCCGATCAAGAAAAATCACCGCGCGACTGACTTCCTCTTTACCAGTTACCCGACCTGTAAAGATTTCACTGCGTTCTTCCCAGCGGCCCTTTACAGTAATTCCGGTACTAAAAGTCCACCCACCATAACCATCAGGAGTCGTACTCCACACAGTTATGGTTTGACGTAACTTTTGTTCCAGGTTAAAGGACACAATTTCTCCTGGCCGCGCATTGTAAGTACCTGTACTCTATAAATTATAACACAGGTTCCTTTTTTAGTCAAGATTCCGAACAGACGGAACCCTAGATATTTTTGTCGGTCGTAATCCAAAAAAGAAGGCTCCGAAGAGCCTTTAAAGAGGAGACATCCTTTTTTAAATGACCTGAATCTGAGCCTTCTTAGTGTTTTTCTGCAACTGCTGGTCCAAGTCACTCAAATAGCCCGTAGTATCCAGCAGGAGAGCGAATTGCCCTGGCCGAGTCATCTTGAAGCCGAATCCATAAACATTATGGTATCGGTCAGTAGATTCACCTACAGACATGGCAGCCAACGCACCTTGATCATGCGACACCAGAGTTAAATGTGCCGCAATGTACGTCGACAATGCCTTCTGCTTTTCAGTGGAGATAGCAGAGTCGGCCGCAGCAACGATTTCATCCACCAGCAGATCAGCAGACGTAATGAATGGCGTTGTGTCAGTAATATCGCTCCTATTAGGGAGCAATACCATGACCTCAGCATGGGTGCATCGTGCCACAGCCCTCTCCTATTACTTCGTAGGCGGAATCACCTGAGAAGTCGCGGATGCTTTGGCATCCTTGGCTTCGTCAGCTTTCTTTTCTTCCCGGGCTTTTTTATCAACGTAGGGCTGATAACGTGCCTTATCACGCTCAGCTACGGCATCTTGGACTTCAATCACATCGCCTGCACGCGCGATCGAACCATCGGCACATTTATGTTTACCGGCGGTTAGGACGTATTTACCCATACTATTCTCCTAGACTAAGGCAAAGAAAAAAAAAAATCGGGCTACCCTTTCGAGTCAGCCCGATTAACCCCCGTCAACCCGATTTAGACGCTGTAGTGCGCGATGCCGCACTGCGAGTTCTGGTCAGCCTTCAGTCGCGGCACCATGATGGCCATCACTTTGAAGTTCTGCACCATACCACCGTGCGACTCCCACTGAACGTTAGTGGGCTGCAGCGCGTCGACCATGTCCACGACGTCCTTCGTCATCTGTGCCATGACGACCTCGCCCGAGGCCCCACCCGACAGATTGTTAGACGGCCGGACAGCTTCGACACCCGGAATCGCAAGAATGCGCTCCAGGATCGTACGATCGCTAGCGGCCTTGTAATCGTCCATCAGACGATTCCAGTAGTCATACGGCACATACAGTTCATACGGGCCATACATGTTGTTGTTTTGCTGGAGATCGCCAATCATGGTGAGGACGTTGGTAACGATCGTCTCACCAGTAGTGGCGCCGAGTGCCCAGTTCGAGATCGAACCGGTATTACGCTGCGGGAAGTTCGTGTACCCGTAGATGGTACCACCACCTCCAGTAATACTCGAGCCATCGAACAGGATCGACTCGATCTTCTCGGCTACCAGACGCGCAGCCATCTCAGCTTGGGTGGTGTCGAGACCGTCACCATTGCGCCGCGACGCTAAAAGATTTCGGATATTGATCCGGAAATCCTTGTGCGTGATGGGCAGCGGCAGAGCCTTCAGCTCGAAGACCATGCGATCTTCTTCGCCGGCAGTCGTGCCAGACATGTCGACGTTCGCACCAGACATGTCGGATGCCTGATCCCACTGAACAACAGTAGTACCAAGACCGTTGTTGATGCTGTACGACAGCCCTCGATCCATCAGGGCTCCGACGGCGACCAGACGCTGACGAGCAACCCCGACAATGGCGTTATCGTACTGGACCCACTCGTCTTTGGTCAGAACATCGTTGGTACGAAGACCTGCGACGTTCATCCCATTGGCAACGAGCTTTTGAGCCACACTTCCCAGTGCGACTGCCCCGTTCGCGGTAAGCTGCAGGGTATCCGTTTGAACTTGATCTTGAGGCATCACAGGATCTCCACTTTGATGCGGGCAGCACTGCCGCCAGCCGAATTATCAACTGCTTCGAGTGCACGCGCAACGATGCCGCGAACATTACCAGCTGCAGCCGCAGGTGCCGTATACTTCCGCAGCATACCCGCCCCATCACTCTCCAGAAGGTCGCCGACTACGATCGCAGCAGCCGCGGCAGCCACGAGTGCGTAGATTTCGGATCCCGGTTGCGGGACCACCATACGCACTCGATCGCCGGAAGCGTAGGCATCGGAGATTTCAGCACCGAAATCTTCCTCTTCCAGAGCGATCAGCGGAAAAATATTCCCGGCAGCCGTTGCATGAACTACGACCTGATTCGACGAATTACGGATAAGGAACATCCCCGGAGTGATTGCCCCTCCGGCCGTGGCTTCTTTAAAGACGCCATCGCCTTTCAGCAAGATAGTATTGGACATCAGAAACTCCCAGATTACAAGGATTCGAAGACTATGTTACGCCGCTTTTTTACCGGTGAAAACTTTCGGCGGCATGTTAAGACCCGCTTGCGGATCCACCGGGTTCTGCGTTAAATCGGAAAGAGCTCGACCCTCAAAAGTTGCCTGAGGCGCATCTGCAATCGCCGAGACATTTTCTAGGGTGGCAATATTCATCCCTTCAAGCTCCTCCTTGGTGAATTTGTTCTTGGGCGCTGCCAAGATACGCGATACCAGCGTATCTCGATGGGTGCTTAACATTTTCATGCCTTGCTCGAGCTGGCTGTGTAACTCAGGAGTAACTACCTCCTTAAGCTCCTCGAGCGAAGCCAGCTGCGTAGTCGCTGCAGCGGCCACGGCCGGCTCAGCCACAGGTGCAGTTGCCGGTGCAGGAGTACCAACAGGCGCCGCTGCCGGAGCTGCATTATCAGTCGCTCTCTGCGGATCTCCTGGCGGGTCTTGCTTGACATCGTCTGCAACCCCCGAGTCCAAGTCCGAGATGGTGGCATTTACTACCGGCTGCGTATTCATGCGACTGAAAACACCCACAAGCGCCTCGAAAAACCGATCCATGGCACTAAGTTGGGCGCCTTGATTCGCTAGATTGGCCGCATCCGGAGCTGCCGGAGCTGCCGGAGAACAGTTGTTAGCCAAATTAAGCGCCTGCGGAGGCGTACCTTGATTCAAAGACATATCTAATCCTTGTACGGTTGAGTTAACACCTGTATCCGAATTTATGCGAGGAATTCCGCACCCATCTTCAACGCTACAAGCCCCCTTAACTCCTGGAGGTAGGATAGCTAAGTGATCGGGAGTAACATTGCGCCAAATGCCGCTAAAGCGTTTTCCGTTGAATTCGCCTTGGGCTGCTTGGATCTGCGTAAACAAACCCGTGGAAACTTCTAAAGGTTTGCCGGATCTTAGGTATGCGATGGATTCCTGGTCCTGAACCGAATCCGCCCATTCATCATTAACCCAAACTTCTGAACGGAGTTTATCCCCATCTAAATGGGTATTGAAGAGGAATCCGATGACTTCCGATTCCCAAAGCTGCGGCATCGCTGCACTTACATACGCGCCATTGATCTTTGGGTGGGAAATAAGGACAGGACGACCGTTCCAACCTTCAGGGAACATGCCAAATTCTTCTGCAAGCGCAAGCTCTGGATGCCGAGCCGTGCTAGCGTGAAGAACACCCTCCACTAAAGCCACAACGGGATAAACCGTATATGACTGATTCCGAAGAGTTTCCTTCCTAACAGCATCGAGAGCTGGAGCAAATGCAACGCGTAATGATCTACTTACGACCTTCATTCGACCTCCATTTGACTAATTATATAATAGTCTGCAGACACAATCAAGACTCCCGACTAAAGAAATTTAATGGTCATGCGCGAGTTTTGTAGGGCCGCACAACCCGCCGTAAATGGGGCTCAGCTAATGTGAGGCTGTAGCCAGA